ATCAAAGAGTTTGATGGCAATCGCAACAAGCGAAGCGTCTGGACAGTCACCACTAAGCCTTACGCTGGCGCACACTTTGCCGTATTCCCGTCTGACCTGATTGAGCCTTGCATTCTTGCTGGCAGTAGAACAGCAGGCAAACGTTGCGACTGCAACGAGGTTATCAGCACTCCAACAGGCACAGGGGAAATCAACGACCCGTCAATTGATGTTGGCCGTGCTGGTATGGCAAGGCCGCGCCGCATGGGTGAGGGTACGCGCCCAATTACCCGCCTTGAACAGCGCCATCACGCAGCTCAAATAAAAGCATCGGCACACAAAGATGAAATGGCCGCTATTTGTGGGCCAGCCTTTGACCACTACATCCGTACTGACTCCAGCGGTGCGCGACCGTTGCCAGAGCATCACCGTTCGCAATTTATGGCTAATGGCTGGATTACATCTCCTGAGCCGTGCGATTGTCCAAGTCAACCCGCTGATATTGTCCTTGACCCGTTCATGGGTAGCGGCACAACCGCACAGGTGGCGCAGACCCTTGGGCGGCAGTACTTGGGGTGTGAACTCAATCCAGAGTATGAGGCTCTGCAAAAGAAAAGACTGAGCCAACTGTCGCTGGAGTTGTTTGATGCTCCGTGACTACCAACAACGCACCATCGACCAGCTTTACGCATGGTTCGAGGCCGGAGGCAAGGGCAACCCCTGCCTGGTGCTGCCGACAGGCTCAGGCAAGAGCCACATTGTGGCCGCGCTGTGCAAGGATGCTTTGCAGAATTGGCCCGAGACTCGGGTGCTGATGCTCACGCACGTCAAGGAGCTGATCGAGCAAAACGCTGAGAAGATGCGCCAGCACTGGCCCGGCGCTCCAATGGGGATTTATTCGGCCAGCATTGGCCGGCGTGAGTTGGGCGAGCCGATCACCTTTGCTGGTATCCAGTCGGTGCGAAGCAAGGCGCGAGAGCTTGGCCACATTGATCTGGTGATCATCGACGAGTGCCACCTTGTCAACCACAAGGATGAGGGTGGCTACCGTGCTTTGCTTGCCGAACTCAAGGCCATCAACCCTGCTTTGCGGGTGGTGGGCTTAACGGCCACACCTTACCGCTTGGGGCATGGATTGATCACTGATAAGCCTGCGCTGTTCGATGCGCTGATTGAGCCTGTCAGCATCGAGGAGCTGATCTACAAGGGCCACCTGTCAACGCTGCGCTCCAAGGTCACCAAGGCAAAGCTGGATGTGACTGGCGTGCATAAGCGTGGGGGCGAGTTCATTGAGTCCGAGCTGCAAGCTGCGGTGGACACGGACGACAAGAATCAGGCTGTGGTGCAAGAGGTGATGGCTTTGGCTGGTGACCGCAAGGCGTGGCTTTTCTTTTGCGCTGGCGTTAAGCACGCGCAGCACATTGCCGAAGCCCTGCGCCAGCAGGGGGTGGCCGCTGAGTGCGTGACGGGGGACACACCAAAGAAGCAGCGCGATGAAATGATCGCTGACTTCAAGGCTGGCAAGCTGCAAGCCCTCACTAACGCCAACGTGCTGACGACTGGCTTTGATTACCCTGACATTGATCTGGTGGTGATGCTGCGCCCCACCATGAGCGCCAGCCTGTATGTGCAGATGGCTGGCAGGGGAATGAGAGTCAAGAGCCACACCGACCACTGCCTAGTGTTGGACTTTGCTGGCGTGGTGGCCACACACGGCCCGATCACCAACGTGCAGCCGCCAAAGAAAGGTGGTGATGGCAATGGCGAAGCACCCCTCAAAGTTTGCGAGAACTGCGACGAGTTGGTGCATATCTCGGTGATGGTCTGCCCTGCCTGCGATCATCCATTCCCACCAAGGGAGGTCAAGAAGTTGCAACTGCATGATGATGACATCATGGGGCTTGAGGGCCAAGAGCTGGAGGTGACAAGCTGGGCATGGCGTGAGCACACCAGCAAGGCATCGGGCAAGCAGATGCTGGCTGTGACGTACTACGGGGGCTTGAGTGACCCAGCCGTGACCGAGTATCTGGCCATCACGCACGATGGTTATGCAGGCCAGTCTGCTGTGCAAAAGCTGATCACGATTGCAGAGCGTGCCCAAATTGTTTCTGGTGGTCTGAATGTTAAGACCATGATCGAGGTGGTGCAGAACATGAACAACGCAACACCTCCAAGCATGATTGAGTTTCGCAAGGACGGAAAATTTTTTAAAGTAACGAGAAGGAAATGGGCATGAGACACGCTGAACCTGAGTTCTTAATCCAATGGCGCGAGTGGGACCGTGCAGGCCCACCAAGGTGCTGCCATACCTGTGAGCACTACGGCAACGATGGGCAATGCGTTGAGTTCTTTATGCAGCCGCCGGCAGAGTTTGCCGAGGCCGTTGGCGAGTGCCCCAAGTGGGAACGTGAGGTTCCGTTTTGACTGATCGCATACCCACCGAGCATGAGGAGCAGCGCGAGCTGGTGCGCTGGTTTCGCCAGACCTACAGAGGTGTTCGCATCTTTGCAATCCCCAACGGGGGCCAGAGAAGCATTGCCGCTGCCACCAGATTGAAGATCGAGGGCGTGTCGGCTGGAGTGCCCGATCTGTTCATCCCTGCCTGGCGCTTGTGGATTGAGATGAAGCGCATCAAGGGTGGCGTGCTCAGTGCCGAGCAGAAGGATTGGCTCAAGTATCTGGAGGAAGTGGGCTATTGTGCTAAAGTGTGCAAGGGTGCTGATGATGCCAAGGAGCAGATCACTGCCTTTTTTAACCAACACAAGGACACGCTATGACCGAGAAAATCAAAGACCGCTACATGACTTTGCGCCTGCCTGCGGATGTGGAAATGGAGCTGCGGAGGATGGCCGAGGCCAACACCCGCACGCTGGCCGCGCAGATTTTGCACTGCATCAAGCTGGAGCTGGCACGCCAGTTCGCAAGGGATAAAGCATGAAGCGGCCCAAGCGTTACACCATGCTGGACGGGCTGATGGCCAGCCCCACCGAGCCGCTGCCTGTGGAGTCACGCCGCCACCAGTTAACCCGCATGTATGCGGGGCTGGCCGCTATGGAGCAGGGTGAAAACCCCACGACTGACGATTGGCTGGTGGTGTCCGATGCGGTCAACCTTATGGAGACTCTGACCGAGACCATGAAGGTCTGCGAGGACAGTTCTGGCCTGCTGATGGACGCCATCACCGCAATGGCAATGGCAGGTAAGCGCAACCTTGCTGGTAACGCGATCAGGCTGGACGGGGCTGGTATTCAGGCTGTGCGTGCTGTGCTGGAGGACTATGCCGCCTTGTTGGATGTGCTGCCTGCACGCACCATGATTCACTGTCACCGCCTGACCGAGAAACGCATACACGAAATGCTGGACGGGAAGCGCAAACCGCATGATGTGGAAATCACTTCGATGTAAGGGTTTGTCCCTATAAAATAAATGTGTGAGATTGTGGGAAGTGGTGTTATGATTCAGTCATCGCAACACAACTCTTGGAGGTCATATGACCGATTTCACTTTCTCTCCCGCAGACTTTAACTCCACTGAAATCACAGTGGTTGCCAACACGCCAGACGGCAAGCAATACCTTGCGGAGCGTTACGGCTTTGCTTGCGTTTCCATCAACATTCGCAAGTCTGCTGCTCCTGAGTTAGCAGACAGTTTTGAATTCCAGGGCTTGTCTTACTCTTAACTTAACCGGGGCCACTGGCCCCAAGAAAGCACCCCATGAAGCACCATAAATATCACTACCACCCGCAAGTCAAAGCCGCCAAGCTGCACGCCCGTGCAGAGGCCGCACTGGACCTGCTGACCGCACTTGTTATCGGCATCGGCTTGGCCGCTTGCCTGTTCTACGGGTGGTCGGCATGAAGACAATCTGGATCAAACCAAAGCCACTGACCCGCTGCCAAATCCTTGGCGTGTGCCAGTCCAAGATGTCACCAGCCTGCTTGAAAGGATGCCGCAAATGAGCTGCATGAACACCCAAATGATGAACAGCCGCCAGTCTGACGAGGACAGGGCCGAGCGCCTTGAGTTTGCAATCGAGGCGCGAGCTGCCGAGCTGCTGACACATGGCGAGGCTTGCGACCCGATGGATGGCTTCAACATCGCCGAGGCGCTGGGCGAGGCAAGCACCAACGTCAAGATGGTGCTGGGCAAGGTGCTGGCCGAGCGCAAATTCGACCAGGTGGGGTTTCTGGTGGATAGCGTCACCCGAGATTATTGGGGCAA